TCTGCTGTCTCAGGAAACTTCTACGCCCTACGCAACGTTTCAGGTTACGGCATGAATCCAATGCCACTACCTGCAATGAATAACGCCAAGTTTGTTGATTCGCTCGGCTTGGCTAGGACAATAAGACCAGAAGACGAGCCGATACTACGTGAGGTGATAAGACTGTTCTTCGGAACATTCGTCCCCGCGGACTTGCACATTCGGAAGAAAGCGTCCGCCGGATTCCCGTATTTTACGAACGACATACAGTATCGCAAAATGGGGACCCTTAAGGCGCTTCGGAACATCAACGACTTTCTGAAGTGCGTGACAGGTGGCGTCGACGACCTAGTGAGAGCCAGAACAGACTATCATACATTACTAATTGGATCAGTCAACGAGAGACAGCAGCATGATTCAGTCGAGAAGACGGAAGAGGGAACCTACATTACGAAGGAGCGACTAGGTTTCTCAGAAGCGGAAGCGAGGAGTGGTGCAGTCTCATCATCTCACAAGGCAGACAAGACTGTTAGGGATGCCAATGGATCCGTGGTCGAAGGACACTTCGCTATGCGGCGAAGAACGACCTTCGGCTACTCTGGCATCCCAAACTACGTTCTGGCCGCCATAATGGGTTGTTTCAGATCGGTTTACCTTGAGAAGTTTGCCTTCACTTATAAGACACGGGGGCCAGAGGACAAGGAGGCGAGAATCTCGAATTATTCATATATCGTGGGTTCAGATGTGAAGAACATGGATACCACCATCCCTGAGTGGTTCTTCGAGTTCCTGCTCACTGAGCTCTCCAAGTATTGGGATGACAGGCTCGTTCTCTTTCTGCGTAGAATGCTGTTCGCTCCATATGTGGTGCCCCCTCCTTGGCGAGAGACGCCAGATGATTATGACCCGGTATTCGGACTGTCACCATTGGACCCGAAAGCATTCACCCAACATGTAGGGCTACCTTCGGGCATAGCCATCAACCCTGATCTCGGAAAACTATGGATGACCTTTGTCTATCTGGTATTGTTTAAGGACGCCGGCGCGTTACACGGTGCTGAGCAGATAGAGTCCTTCCTCATGGGCAGAAACTCACAGCATGCGTTAATGGACTCGTCAGACGACGCGACGCTAATGACCAACTCGCCCTCGGTGAGAGACTTCTTAACGAAGGCGAAGTCGCCCTATGCGGTGCTGGAACCAGAAGTTCCGGTCATCTACTTGGGTGACGTCTTTTGTGAGGACTCGGGCAGAAAGCGAGCGTACCCAAATCCGTTGACGTACCTGGTCAATGCGATCTGTCGGGAAGATTCGGTAGATCGCATCGATCCAGTGGACTACTCTGAGGGCGTTCTCGCAAGATTTCAGCAATATGCGAGGACTCCAATCTTCAGGGATCTTAATCGCGTGTACGAGGAAGCAACGCGAAAACATTTCGGTGTGAACCCCTACCTAATAGCTAGAGCATTGGCTAAGAGGCAGAGGTTTACCGAAGTCGACGCTCTGGTGAAGGCCAACCCACACTATCTCCACTACAGGGTTGATCCAGCCACCGTCTCAAAAGAGGTGTTGGACGAAATCGTCGCCACAATTCCAAGTGAAGACTTCTTCGGTTACGTCAAGCATCTATTCAAAACACGTTCTGTAGAGGCCACAAATGAAAACACAAGAGATGTCAGAACTGGTATCTCTCTTTAGAGACATCGCAGCTAACGCGAAGGTGAAGAAGGTGACACCGAGGCCTGAATTTCCTGAGTACTGTCTGCTCGAGGATCAATTCACCTACGCGCACTTCGATGATAAGGGCGCCATTCAAACGCGCAGACGAGCGTCCTCTCTGGACGCCCCAGTCAGAGTGTCGCACCGCCGGGGTCATATGTTCGAACTCCCTCTCACCTTCGGGGGGGGGCAACCATACCCAATCATCCATTCGGGTTTGCTGCCAATTTCGGGCGGGACGTCGGTCGGCAAATCTGAGTTCATCGGCTACATGGGTAGGCTGATGAAGCTGAAGCGATTCATTGCTGTAGAGCCGCCAGATTCCGAAGACGAGCACGAGCTGGACGAGACGATTTACTCATCAGTGGACGCTGGTCTGATGGCATGCATAGAGCACCAGAGGGCCGATCCGTCAGTCCTAGTTGTGCTCGACTCCTTAAGAGAGGCCTTATTCGAGATCGATGGCCCAGCGGGTGAGAAGGGCATCATTAACGCCTTCTTCACCTCGCTAACGAGAGTATCGAACACATTGGCCACCAATGGCCATACGATCCTAGCTCCGGTTAACCCGATGATGGACGACAGAGAGTACGTCAAAGGGTTTCATAATAGACTGGCGTCAGCGGTTCCAAACTACATCATTCTAACGGCCAGAGTAGAGTCTGGTCCTAATGTGATATTCGAGGGCGTGCTGGCCAGGAGACCAGACAGGAAGGAGCGCTCATTCACCATGAAGGTTGAGAAGGACGCGACATCGGAGAGGGGCTCGAACCAAGTGAAGTCCGTTCCGTTCGACTACTTCATCCCACCACGTGATGAAGGGGATCAGTTACTGGCGCGCGCTGGTGCCAGAGTTTCGATGCCGATGTAGTAGTAGCAGCACAAACCACCACAGATAAAGGACAAAATCATGGCAAAGGCACTACCAAATGACGGCCCGAAAGGTGAGAACACCCACCCCTCATCACGATTCGATGCGGCCGCGTCCAAGCTACCTGGAGACTTGTTGATCCAGGGCGGTCTGAACCGCTACAGGGTAACGGAGTCTGCAGCGATCGGAGGAAAATTCGTCTCGTTCAACAAACCCACGGATCTGCTGGTTTCGAGATGGTACCCTGGTTATCGAGTCGCCTCCCTATCGGGGGCTGGCGCGGACGAGGCCATCGGAATGATGTTGGCCGCGGATCTGGACGTCGACTCTGGC